GTGTGTGGGCGTGAGCGGGCATATAGTGTAAGAGTTTGATTAACTTTCTTTTTTATTGGCCTTGGGTATCAGGTTTGCCTTTCTAGTTTACTGTCCCACCAGTCCCTGACTTTTAGTGTCCCGGTCACTTCTTTACCTGTACCAACTTCCAAAAGATAATATTTATAATTGAACTATACCACCTTTTTATTATATGTTGAGAAAAAAAATTTTTTTAACTCCTAAACAAAAACGTCCCTTGCGGGACGCTTCTGCGAAAGGAGGTCATCATGAATAAAGAATCCAGATACCATTCTCAATACTAGCATATATACAAGATATAGTGTAGGATTTAGAAGATATGCCAAATATAGTATGTGAATTACCAGATTGTAATAACCAATTACCTAAGGGTATGCGTAAGTACTGCTCAAAGCAATGTAAGTGGACTAGAGATAAAAGAGCCCAACGTGCTAAAGAGAAGGGTACTGAATATGTCATAGAGAAGAAAGACATCAACAAACCTATGACAGGAGCTCAGGACTCCACCGGCCGAACAAGTCCTAGAAGAGGACCCCTATACGAAAAGTTTATAGAGCTTGGCTATGCCAGGGATTTAGCGGAAGAACGCATTGAGCAAAAGGAGATTGCAGAAGACATGAAATGTACTGTGGCTCATGTATCTCGTATGTTCGCAGCTTATAAGGAAGATATGGCTCGGGAACAGCAGGCTGCGGATTGGAAAATACCAGAACAAGCAACAAAGTCATTAAGTAACTTTTCAAAATTTCGGGAAAGATATTTCTTAACTGAGAAGGGCGTACCATTTGAAACAGCACCTTTCCATAAAAATTGGATTAAACATATTCTTAAGGCTATTAAGAATGGTACACAATTGCAAATCTTAAGTCCACCTAGACATGGAAAGACAGAACTATTAATACACTTTTGTATATGGCAGATATGTCAGAATCCTAATATAAGAATATTATGGGTAGGTGGAAACGAAGATATATCTAAAAACTCTGTTAGTTCTGTATTAGACCAACTAGAAACAAATGAAAAACTAATTGAAGATTTTTGTGGACCAGGTGGAAGTTTTAAACCAGCTACAAGAACAGGTAAGTCTTGGAGTCAGTCTGGTTTTACTGTAGCTACTAGAACAGTATCAGGTATTAAATCTCCTACTATGGTAGGACTAGGTAGGGGTGGTAAAATTCTATCAAGAGACTGTGACATAATTATCGCAGACGACATTGAGGACCATTCCTCTACAGTTCAACCTAGTGCAAGAGACCATACTAAGAACTGGTGGACTACAACTCTAGGTTCAAGAAAAGAGGAACATACAGCTATTGTTGTAATTGGTTCTAGACAGCATCCTGAAGATTTATATAGTTCATTATTAGATAATGCAGCTTGGGAGAATATAGTTGAAGAAGCACATGATAGTGCATGTCCTATACCAGAAGATGATATTAAGAAACATAAGAAATGTATGCTGTGGTCAGGATTCAGAACATACAAATGGTTATATGGAAGAAGACAAGATTCAATGACTACAGGTGGTTTACAGAGATTTGAAATGGTTTATCTGAATAGAGCAGTTGCAGGTGGGTTACAAATATTTAATCCTGAGTCAATTGAGAATTGTAAAACAGGAGACCACTCTATTGGTGTGGTACCTCCTAAATCTTATTTAGTAGCAGGATTAGACCCAGCAGCAACAGGATATCAAGCTGCAGTATTATGGGCTGTAACATTTGAACCATTCAATATGTACATAGTTGATATTGATAATCAACATGGTGGAGGTATAGACCAGGCCTTAAGAGTTATACAAGAATGGAAAGATAGATATGATTTGTATCATTGGGTAATTGAAGAGAACAACTTTCAAAAAGCAATTAGACAAGACCAACGTATTAAAGATTACTGCAATACAAGAGGAATTATTTTAGAAGGTCATGAGACTTATAAAAATAAATGGGACCCACAGTTTGGAGTAACAGCTATGGCTAATTTATTTGATGATGGTAAAATTGTCTTACCTTATGCTAATCCTGAATCACAAGCTAAGGTAGACCAATATAAAAAACAATTAATATACTTTGCTTCAAAAGGACAACAGAAAGCTAAAACTGTTAGTGACATAGTTATGGCCTCTTGGTTTCCAATGAAAGTAATTAGAAGGATAAGTAAGACATCTTCTGCTAACATGGAATATGATTACGAGCCTAGCTATGGCGGGTATAGTGATACAGAGATGAACGAAGCACCTTGGAGATAAATGAAAGTCGATAACATAATAGATAGAGTGGTGGATTTAAAAGCACTGCATGATAAAGCTCTACCTGACAGAGATAAATTTAGGAAAATAATTAATGGTGGAGTTGATGGTATACGTGAACTATTAGGTCCTAATGCGGCACAGTCTGGAGCGGATTTACCTGCTCCTAACTTATTGTTATCTGCTTTGGACAGGGTTGCTCAAAAAATTGGTAGGGTACCAAATTTAGAAGTACCACTATCAGTCAATAAAGATAGCATAAGAGCTAAAGATAGAAGAGATAAATTAGAACGAATAGTTCACGCATACGATGAACATCAGAATCTAACTATGCAATTACCACAAGTAGGTAGATGGTTACCTGGTTATGGATTTGTTGTATGGACAATAGAAACTAAACACGATTCAAATGGATATCCATATCCTTGTGCTACATTAAGAGACCCTTATGATTGTTACCCTGGATATTATGGTACAGCACAACAACCAGAAGAGTTAGCTGTAATACGTAGAATACCTGAACCAGATTTAGTTAAGATGTATCCAGAACTTAAATCATATTTTAATACTAAGAACAAAAGAAAAGCACCAGGTGGTGTTACTGTTGCAGGTAATCTATCTATGGGTGCAGGGAATGAAGAACGTTGGGAATCATCTCGTGGTGGTGAAGTTCTTGTAGAGTACATGAATGATTTAGGTACACACGTTGTACACGTTGCTTCTAAGAAGATTGTAGATTTTGTTCCTAATCCATTAAAGTCAGGTCCTTCATTTGTTGTAGCTAAAAGATTTTCATTTGATGCATTACAAGGACAGTTTGACCAAGTAATAGGATTAATGTCAGCTATGGCAAAAATAAATATTATGTCAGTTATAGCTATGGAAGATGCTGTATTTACAGAAACAAATATTGTTGGTGAATTAGAATCAGGTAAGTATAGAAAAGGTAGACACTCTATTAACTATCTATCTCCTGGCACACAAGTTGTTAAACCAGTAACTAATTTGCCTTATCAACTCTTTGACCAAGTATCAAGATTAGAAAGACATCTTCGTGTTGTAGCAGGATATCCTGTACAAGATGATGCTATCTCTCCTAATTCATTTGTTACTGGTAGGGGACTAGAAGAATTACAGAGTGGTGTTGGTGCAATGACAAAAGAGTATCACACAATATTAGCTAATGCTTTACAACAAGTAGATAGTAAACGTTTGGAATATGATGAGATTGTTCATGGAAATATTAAACGTTCTATCTCAGGAGTTTATAGAGGTAGCGTATTTGAAGAGAACTATACACCAGATAGAGATATCAACGGTGCTTATAAAACTGTACGTAAGTATGGTGCTATGGCTAGTTTTGATGAACCACAAAAGATTGTTACTGGATTACAATTATTACAAGCAGGTATCATTGATAAACAAACTATGCAAGAAGAAATGGATGGACTTGATAACTTACAAATGGTTAATGATAGAATAACTAAAGAGAAAGCTGAAAGAGTTTTATTTGAATCTTTACTTGCACAAGCACAACAGGGTAACTTAAAAGCCATGGGTGCTTTGTCTAGTATTTATGCCGACCCTAAGAGTATGGTTGATATATTAGAAAACTTTTTTGCAGAAGCACAGGATGAACAGGAGGAGCAACAAGAAATGATGCAACAAGCATTAATGGCTCAACAAGGTGGTGGAGTTCCACAAGTTGGGAATGTATTAGGAAGCGTAGGCCAATAGTGGAAAATGAATTTGAAGAGATTATCTTAAGAGAATTTAATTACGATATAGATTTAGCTGAAAGTATAAATGAAGAGAATGATAATTTATATATGGAACATAATGGAGAATCAGTAATACCTATCATACAATTCCCTGGATTAGGAATTTTAAAAGTTATATGGGTGGAGGAGAATAATAATGGCCAATG